ATTATGTTTAGCGACATACTGTAGATGGATAATTCGGTGTTTGTCACGGCCCTCGTTGTGTCGGTCGTATTTGCTCTCCTTCGGTTCGCCGAGATGAAGCTTGTCCTTAAGGAGAGAAAGCCACCTAAGCTCCTGATACGTGACGCAGCGCTTGTCTATGCCAGCGTTGTCCTGGGCCATTTCGCCATTACACATATGGCCCCTCTGAAATCCCTCAGGATAACTCCTGATGTCTTTACAAATGCTCCCGACTTTTAGACCTTGTCTTCGATTCTAGAAGACAATGTCACCTCTACAACGGTTCCGTATAGACGGGGAGTTCGTCAATATCAAGAATCCGGGCCTTCTTCCCCAGCTTCTTCTTGCTCGACAGGAACTTCGCAAACAAGGGATGCGAAATCTGCTCGGCAGGAATATGCCGGCTGACCGTGCGAGCAATCATCTTGTATAACTTGAAGTCCGGGTATCTCTCCTCTCCGTCTTTCTTGTAGAGAACGTTTCGCCCTTTGTCGTCGAGGCACCAACTCTTCACGAGCGCCGCGATAGGGTCCGGCGGACCAGCTTCCTCTTTGTCGTCAAGTTCGTCGTCGCCGAAATAGTCAAGGAGCGAGCACGCGAGGCGGCACAGGTCAAAGCTCGCATTGGGCTCTAGGCGCGGCTTATTCTCGTTTAAATACGGCTCGCAGTTGTACTGTGTGGCTGCGTCCCCCTTGGGGTGATAGCTGTCGCTGCAGATTCGCTTGCCACGGAATTGGTAGATGGCTCGACCGAAATCTATTATCTTGAACACTCTTCCATAGGTTGGCACCTTGTAGTATTTATTTTTGTAGCGGTAGCACAGGTATTTCCGGTCTGTCTTGTTAAACATAATGTTGTTGGTATGGAGATCGTTGTGCGTCAGGCCAAAGGACCTTTGGTAGGCGGTCAGCATCATAATAACTTGGAACAAGCAAGAACGCCACTCGTTGTCGTCCATCTCCTCCTCTTCCTCCAGCAACGAGTCGAGTGTGTTGTCCAGAGACTCGAGGCAGATGACGTGCACCGGGAAACTCCCTATTGTGGCTTGAAGGGAGAAGTCAGAATCCAAGCTTGAGCACGACCCAAGACTAGAGGCAGTAGCTGCTCCACTGCCGCAGGACGTGCCATCCGCAGGCGCACTGCTCCCCTCCTCGTCGCATGATAGGCTACCGGACGTATGCGAAGACCTGGAAGAGCACGTCGAGCTCGTTTTCTCCGAGGTTCCCTTGGTCACGTCGAACTCGAAGACAAGATTACGCTGACTCTGCAGGGCCCCTGATGGGTCCGCGGCAAACACCGCGTCCAGTCCCAGTTTGGCGACCGAAAGGAGGGGTGGACCATCCACATTCCCACCGATGGCCAATTTCTCCCGCTGGCGTCTCGTATCTGGTGTCGAAAGTAGTTCGTCGGTCATATCGTTAATATGGAACAGGCGGCCTCGGTTCTCATGGAAGAATCGTGATTCGCGAAGATACTCCAGATCGTCGCCAACATTCATACCGAAGTCCTTTTTAAGGCCAAGAAAGGAGCCGTAGAAGTCAAGGCCGTGCGTGAAATGGTGCTGGTATAGGAGCTGGCTCGTCAGATAGGAGAAGAAGCCATCGACATAGGCTGAGTTGTTGGGATCATGGATCTTTGGGTGACCTGATTGCTCTCCCAGTGAGGGAAGACACTCTATAGTCTCCTGAGTTAGGTCCTTGTACTTCCCCACCAGGAACTTGACGGGGTCTAGAAGGGGGGAGAATTTAAAGAACGATGGACGCGTCGGCGTGTACCCCTTTCCTTCAAGCTTGCATAGGAATCTATTATGTTGATCCGTAGGAGAGACGTCCGTGATCCTATAGCGGTGATTGAGGTTTATACTATTAAAGTTGTTCGCGTCGAGGGAGAAAAATCTCTGGTATAGAGGAATGTAGTTCTGTGGTTTAGTGATCCCCTGTGCCTCTAAAGCGCTAAACAGATCCTTGTTGTCATTCTTCCGGTAATGCAGCTTGAACATTGGTTAATAGTGATATAAATTATGGTATATTCTAACTCATTTTGCGTACGGATGTCGCTTTTATAATATGCTGACACCACAGTATGAACCTTGAACTTAAAAAATTCGATATGAAGAACATCAGCTTCAAGCCGAATGAGACACATGGGCCCGTCATCGTCCTCGTCGGCAGGCGCGACACTGGTAAGAGCTTCCTAGTCCGCGATCTCCTCTTCTACCATCAAGACATCCCCATCGGGACCGTCATTTCGGGCACCGAGGCGGGGAATGGATTTTATGCACAGATGGTCCCTAAACTTTTCATCCACGAAGAGTACAATACTGCCATCATCGAGAATATACTAAAAAGACAACGGATGGTGATCAAACAAATAAAGAGAGAAAACGAGGCCTACGGGCGGTCGAACATCGATGCCCGAGCATTCGTGATCCTCGACGACTGCCTATATGACAACTCGTGGGCACGGGAGAAGTTGATGCGTTTGCTGTTTATGAACGGCCGTCACTGGAAGGTGATGCTGGTTATTACCATGCAGTACCCCCTGGGTGTTCCGCCAAATCTTCGTACCAATATAGACTACACGTTTATTCTGCGAGAGCCTTATATCAATAACCGCAAGAGGATCTACGAGAACTACGCAGGCATGTTCCCCACCTTTGAGTCCTTCTGCCAGGTCATGGATCAATGCACAGAGAACTATGAATGTCTGGTGATCTCGAACAACGCCAAGTCGAATAAGCTCGAGGACCAAATTTTCTGGTATAAAGCAGAGAATCATCGCGAGTTTAAGCTCGGATCAAAAGAATTCTGGGATATGTCCAGCGGAATCGACTCAGGAGATGAGGAAGAAAACTATGATCCCACTGCTCACTCCAAAGGACCACGGATAAACGTCAAGAAAAGTCGTTGGTAAGAGCTATATCGTCACCAACTTGCCCGGCACGCCCCCGCCCAGTCCGGCAGCCGCAATGAATTGCCCCTTGTCGAAGGCCTTGTAGTCGAAGGGACATACGTGCACCTCAGGTAGACGATGCGCACTACAGTATGTCTCGCCGCATCTGCAGGCGGTATCCGTGAGAAGAAGCTTCTTTCTGCACGCGGCATGCGCACAACGACGTTTGTTCTTCTTCTTCTTCTTCTTCTTCTTCTTCCTTGCATCCTTCAAGCGCGTCTTCCCTTGTTGCTTGTTGTCCATTGTACTAGAGAAGCAGAATATTTTCCTTCGTTCACGATTGCTATAACTATCTTTCAATTTATGGCAATAGATTACTCAAGCTCTGCAACGCCTGCGTCTTCTGCCGCGCTCGGGGTCGCCTCAGCTGCACTCGTTTGCTCCGCTGCCGGCGCTGGCGCATCCTTGTCTTGTTCAGCCTTCTCAGTGACCTCTAGCGCTACCTTAGCCGCCTCAATCTCTTTGTCCTTTGCGCGCGTCCTGATATTCTCTCCCTCGAAAAGCTCTTTGCGAATATCCGCAGCTGTCACAGTCTCCCCCGTCCCCAGATTTGTTTCGATTGAACTCATATTCGCTACGCCAACCAGATTGCCCTGCCCGTCGAGCGTCTGAGTAAGCTTGTTGCCACTCGCTTTAGCCAGCTTTTTGTTCTCCTCGATGGCTGTTCTCCTACTCTCTGCAAGTCTCTTGTCAAACTCTGCCTTCGCTTTCTGCTCGTTCTTATGCTTCTCGTGCATCAGCTCGTTGAGCTCTTCCTCCAAATACTCCACGCGGCCTGTCTTGTATGCCTCAGGGTCCCACGGCATCCACATACCAACTGGCCCGACATATACGTCGTGGTTCGGGTCTACCTCTCTCAACATGCGGCATCGGAGCTCGGCCTCTTGCTGGGTAGGGTAGCAGCCACGCACCTTGAGGCCGCGGGTGTTCGTGGTGAAGCTGTGGAGGCTGGAAAAACTCTCCTCCAGATCAGTCTCTTTAGCGTCAAGGAAGTTTTTGTAATCTTCGACAATCGTTGTCTGAGCAAGGGTCTGACCTTCGCTCTTTGTGAAGTCCTGGAGGTCCGCCACCAGCTTGTCGAAGTCGATATCGTGCTTGTATGCCACAAAGTGGAGGAACTGCGTGAAGCGCCCAATGGCTTTAGAGAAATCCCAGTGTTTTAGGAATTCCTCGAAAAAGAATAGCTCCTTCTTCTTCAAGACATTCTCTGGCGAGACGAACGAGACACACACAAACTTCTGTCCCGCGATCGGCTTGTCCTCTTCGAGCAAGTCGACGTATTTAGGGTTCTTTGCCCCGTCGGGGGTCTCTTTCCGCGTGAAGCTCGGCTCCGTTCCTGACATCTATGCACAATGTATATAAACGAGTTTAAGTATTTTACCCTATAATATTTTTTTCTTCATGCATTATATAATATGCTCGGTGAATTTGGAAGAGTTTTAGACCTTGGTGAGCTTGTTAGACGTGTGGTGAAATATTTCGTGGAAGGCCTCATGGTCGCGATCGCGGCCTATGCCATCCCCAAGCGCACCCTCAATCTCGACGAGGTTACGCTTATTGCCCTCACGGCTGCGGCAACATTCAGCATCCTTGATACCTACGTCCCCAGCATGGCCGTCACTGCCCGCACGGGCGCCGGCTTCGGCATCGGCGGCAACCTGGTTGGCTTCCCGCATGCGTAAATATAGCTAATATGATGACAATACCTCCACCATATTAGATCGTCTGGACAAACTCCCACTTTAGTTCCCCACAAATCTTCTTCCAGATCTCGTCCTGCTCAATCCTCTTCACTGGATCCTTCAGCATCGGAAAAAATGGGAGGAATTGGCGCTGATTGAGGAGCTCGCACATTTTGTAAAGAACATAGTAGTAGTTCAAGAAGTTCACCCGGTCGTCAGGACAGTGCTTTGCATACGGTCTTTGGATATCCATGAATAGAGAGCATAATGTGTCCTCCAGCTCAGGACTCATGATAGGCGGTTTGATTCCCAGCTTGTCCTTTATGAAAGGTATATGCTCATAGTACTTGTTATACCCTAGCTTCTTGAGGATATCCTTTGCCTTCTTGTTAGTCAGCTTACTCAAGCTAAGACGTTCCTTCTTGATTTGCGCCTTGATGTTGCTGATCACCTCAGGTGGTATTTGTGTAGTCTCCTTCGCCTGGAACTGCGCGAGTATCTCTCGGAAATGGTTTATGCGTTTGTATGCATAGAAGCATACCTCCTTCGGCGGCTCCTTGTAGGAGGGTTTTTCGTGCTCGACAAGAAACTCCTCCTGCCGAGCGCACACGTTGCATACCCGCACACCTTCGTGGTCAATGGGTATCATCTCTCCATGGCAGCAGCCTGCCTTGCAGACGTCATGCTCAAGCACATAGTCACGCACATTCAAGAACTTCTCGTCAATATTGGTCAGATAACGCTGTGTAGCGTTGACATCCTCCTCCTCGACACGCGCCTTCTCGGCTCCGCGAGTAAAAAATGAGTGGAGTACGCGGGTCTTGTTATTACCTTCTGAGACATCCTTCTTCTTTTCGAAGTATCCGAAGATGAACTGAGAGTTGTCAAGCAGATACTTCTTCTTCTTGGCTGCCAGCGCACGGATACGTTTGCCCAGGAGCCGGTAGCGGTCGCGCAGCTCCAACTGGGCATCAACCGTTGTTGCCTCCTCGAGCTGCTGCCGTAGTTCTCGACGCTGTTTCCTCAGAGCCGGAATAACCTTATCCTCCAATTCTGCAAACTCATGCATTTTCTCGTTGTGTTTTCCGTCCAGCGTCACGACGGATTTCTGGCTAAGCGCGATCTTCTTGTTTGCTTTTGGCTTGAACCCAGGCATACAATAAAAAGGGACCTACTGTCTAATACTTTATCACCCGGAATTGACCAAGTTAAAATGTGCATTTCATTTTCTTTCTTGCTTGTAAGATGGACTTGGAGGTGCCGGGCCACGAAAGCGTTAGAATTGATCCGGTGTTAATCCAGAAGATGGGGTTCATCTTCAATGCCCTCGAGGAGGGGTGGACGATAAAGAAGAAGAAGAATCTTTATATTTTCACCAAGAACCACGAGGGAAAGCGAGAAGTGCACCTTGACAGCTACCTGCGCAAATTCCTCCTCCAAAACTTCGATATCAACAAAATACTGGGATAACTATATACACTTTTTTGTTTAGCAATAGTATAGGATGGGAGGAGGACTGATGCAGCTCGTCGCTTACGGCGCCCAGGACGTTTATCTCACAGGTAACCCACAGATGACATTCTGGAAGGTTACCTACCG